CAGGAGCAATCGCAATTGAAGCCGAAAGCACAACAACAAAATACTCAACAACCTTCTCAGGTTCACTTACAACAAACACAAACATTGCCTTTATCCCAACCGGATCATTTAAAGCAGCATTCTTTGATTACTATGTTGCCTCGGGTTCAGTTAACATGAGAGCAGGAACGGTAATGTCAGTTCACAACAATTCAACCTCACGTTACACAGACACAAGTACCGGAGATATTGGAAACACCTCAGCAGTAGATTTTTCAACATCTATTGTAGCAGGTAGTCTAGTATTAACCGCTAATGTATCTTCTGGAACTTGGGAGGTCAAAACAGCTTACAGAGCGTTATAATATAAAACACAGTTATATGGCAACAGATTTCGATTATATAATTAGAAAAGGAGACGTAGGGATTGGGGTAAGAAACCCCCAAGCAAAACTCCACGTATCAGGTTCTATTTCAGGTTCATCTATCAATTTTGGACAAACCGTTTTAAACTTCTACGAGGAAAGTACTTGGACTCCCGTTATCAATACTACCAACAACAATATTGGTGATGTAACTTATGGAGAACCTACTGCAGGAGTTTATACTAGAATAGGAAATGTTGTACACGCTTGGTTTGAAATTAATGTAGATAGTATAAGCAACGCTGGATCTGGAACTGCGATTATTGAAGGTCTTCCTTATAATTCTAACTCAAACCTTACAGTATTTTCCGCAGTTACTATTACAGAAGGTGATATACTAGGATCAGGCACTTCAGGAGATCAAGTAAAAGGATTTGTTCCTGATGCCTCCGATTATATTCAATTAGACTACTATTCCTCTGGAACCGCAGGTTTTGGAGTAAGCAGTATAGCAACTTGGAGAACAGCAGGCGGTACTATCTCAGGTTACGTAACTTACCAAGTATAATATGGTTTATAGAATATTCATGCAGTTTATCCCAGGTCTAGATGATATTTGGGTAGCACAATTGGAATCAGATGATCCAATCTATGATTTTGATAATCTAGAGGAAGCCGAATTAAAAAAAGACGAATTACAAGCTGCTGATCCTACAGGCAGACAATACAAGGTAGAACAGATATAGTAATATAGCTATCCTTTTTGATATTTATAACAAAAAAGCATGGCGAACATTCCGATTTATCCTGGTTCAAGTAGCTTCTTCCCAGGTGATACTCCATTCGGCTTTTACGATAACGATTACCAGTTTCAGCAAGATGCTGACAAGGTAACGAAATTCTGTGCTCAACGTTTGGGTTGGCCTATCGAAAACGTAGAATTGCAAGCAGTAAACTTTTATACTGCATTTGAAGAAGCCGTAACCGTTTATGGAAATGAGCTATATGCTTACCGTTTAAGAGACAACTATTTGAATTTAGAGGGTTCTTTAACATCTTCTAATCTAAACCAGGCCATCATCACTCCTTCAATGGCAAACATCATCCGTATCTCAGAACAATACGGAACTGAAGCAGGAGTAGGCGGAAACGTAAACTGGTATTCTGGCTCTATTGTTTTAACAGGCTCTAAACAAGACTACGATTTGGATGTTTGGGCTCAAGAAAACGGAATCTCAGGTAGTAATCTAGAAATCAAACGAGTATTTTACCAAGGTGTTCCTGCCTCAGCAGACTACTATTTTGCAGGAGGTATAGGTATCGGAGGTTCTTTTGGTGGATTTTTTGGTGGTTTAGGTGGTGTAGCTGGTTACGGTTACGGAACAAACTGGTTTATCACTCCACTTTCTTATAACGTAGGAGCCATTCAACAAGTAGAATTAGCCCAAGATATTTTACTTTCAGCTTTCAGCTTTGAATTAATCAATAACAAGCTAAGAATATTCCCTGTTCCAACTGACGCCGATAATGGTGTGCATTTCTGGTTCCAATATTTGCTTAAAGACGAACGTTTAGCAGATTCTATTACTCAATCTCCTAGATTAGTATCAAACGTTTCAAACGCTAACTACGGTAACCCCGTTTATTCACAGATCAATTCAATAGGTAGAAGTTGGATTTTCGAATACACCTTAGCCATTGTAAAAGAAATGCTCGGATACGTTAGAGGCAAATACACTACTGTACCTATTCCAGGTGCTGAGGTAACTCTAAACCAGCAAGATCTTTTAACATCTTCTGCTAATGACAAAGCAGCACTAATTGAACGTTTAAGAGCATATTTTGATGAAACTTCTCGTCAAGCACTTCTTGAAAGAAGAAAGAACGAATCAGATCACGCCCAAAGCGAGCTTAATAAATCCCCAATGACAATCTTTATAGGATGATAAAGTTTCAAGACATATTAACTGAAATTTTAAATGCCTACGAGGTAGAGGGTATAATCAAATCTAATAAAGAGCAAAACATTAGCGATATATTAGATCAAATCCGTGCTTTAAAAAAGATCACTACGTTGAAAAACGTAACCCCACCTAACTACCCTCAAAAGGATAATGTAGAATACACTCGTATTAACATCAAGTTTTTAAGTAAGACAGGAAAACCAGAAGAAGATTTAGAGGAATTTAAGCAACAAATCACTAAATCAAGTGACGAGGATGAATTAAAAATCCCAGGAGTTATTGCAGCTAAATTTGATATGAATACTCTAAAACGTTTATAATGGCTCTTTTTGGACAGGCACGTGACATAAGCATGTTTAGATACGTCAACCGTGAGTTGATGCATAACATTATTTCTCAACAATGTGCTTTCTATCAGCTACAGTTAAACGAGACAGTATTTAACATGTACGGGGAAGCTGCTCAAGAAAAATACTACAATGGTCCTTTCCTCCTTTATACTTTAATTGAGTTACCTGATCAAAACTTCCCAACAGGAGAAATGGGTGTAGATTTTGATTGGAAGCCCACATTCAGATTTTTGAGAGACGATTTAACTACTGGTTCTTTAGGATATTCTAATCTAACAGAAGACATTGTTCCGCAAGTAGGCGATATAATATTCTATCAGGAAGGATATTACGAGATCACTAACGTAAATGAGGCACAATACTATGTAGGCAAAAACCCAGACTACCCGAATAGTCCTAATCCCTTAGAGACAGATTTAAATGAGTTTGGTTATAATACCTCTATTATATGTAACACAATCTACGTTCCTGCAGATAAGGTCGGACTAAGTAAAGAAAGAACATAATGCCACAGTATAGAAAACCCACTCCTAAAACCCAGAGACAAATCTCTGAAGAACAACATAAGGCAACTTCCCCAGAATACGGTAATCCAAATTTAGCAACACCTTCAGCTAATAACAGAGCCACTAAGATTTCTTGGAAAGGGGATAACGTAAAACCGTTTTCTATAAGCATCAAAGATATTGATGAGGCCGTTATTTATTATCTTCAAAACGTAATTAGACCCTTTGTAGTTCAAAACGGCCAACGTATTGAAGTACCCATCATCTATGGTTCACCTGAAAGATGGAAATCAGTTCAAAAAGACGGGTACTATAAAGACAAGAACGGAGCTATAATGCTTCCGTTAATGATGTTTAAAAGAGATAGCATTGAAAAGGATAGAAGCATAAGTAATAAGCTAGATGCAAACTATCCTAACAATTTTGAAGTATTCGAGAAAAAATATACTCCACGTAACGCGTACGATAATTTTTCTGCTTTAAATGATATTAAACCCCAAAAAGAATACTACGCTGTAGTAATCCCCGATTACGTAAACATCACCTACAGCTGTGTTATCTCTACTTACTATGTAGAGCAACTAAACAAGATTGTAGAAGCAGTAAACTACGCCTCAGACACGTATTGGGGCGACCCAGAACGCTATAAATTCCGTGTTAGAATCGATACTATATCAACACCCACGGAGTTAACACAAGATAGCCTACGTTCGGTTAAAGCCAATTTTAACATGGTTTTAAACGGGCAAGTAGTACCTGATTTAATTCAAAAAGACACATCAGCCATTAATAAGTTTTTCAATAAAACCAAAACTATATTTACTACAGAGGTTGTATCTCAAATTCCTAAATAAGACATCCATCTTATTTTTCAATATTTATCATAAACTGTAAGATGTAAGTCTAGTTACATGGCTGAGAATAAAAGATATACTACTCAAAAGAAACAAAACTCGGGAGAAGATAGTGTCATTAAGAATGACCTCTATCTTTTTTCGATTCCGACAGGTTCAACTGCGGATTATGTCCTAGTAGTAAATCCCAATTCTAAACAAGTTCGCTATGTACTTAACTCTGGCACCTCAGGTACTTCAGGTACAAGTGGTGTCTCTATTGGTTCTTCATCTTCTGGTACTTCTGGTACCTCTGGTTCAAGTGGAGTAAGCGGTACAGCAGGTAGTTCAGGTTCATCTGGTTCTTCAGGTGTAAGTGGTTCAAGCGGCACTTCAGGAACTAGCAATAGTACTTCAGGTACTTCAGGTTCTTCAGGTACAGGTGGTACTTCAGGTTCAAGCGGTTCTTCAGGTACAACTGGTGCTCAGGGTAATTCAGGTCAAAGTGCTACCTCTGGCACTTCAGGTACCTCAGGTTCAAATGGTACCTCTGGTTTAACATCCTCTTCAGGTACAAGCGGTACTTCAGGTTCTTCAGGTAGTGCGGGTACACAAGGTGCTTCGGGTAATAGTGGTCAATCAGGCACTTCAGGAACTTCTGGTAGTTCAGGCTCAAATGGAACAAGTGGTTTAGTAGGTTCCTCAGGTCAATCAGCTACCTCTGGTACTTCTGGTTCAGGAGGTAGCTCAGGTACAACAGGTGCTCAAGGCAACTCAGGTCAATCAGCTACCTCAGGTACTTCTGGTAGTTCAGGTTCAAATGGTACTTCTGGTTTAGCTAGTAGTTCAGGCACTTCAGGATCATCTGGTTCTTCAGGTAGTTCAGGTACACAAGGTGCTTCAGGTAATAGCGGTCAATCTGCTACCTCTGGAACTAGCGGTTCTAGTGGTTCAAACGGTACGTCTGGTTTAGTAGGCTCTTCAGGCCAATCAGCTACCTCTGGTACCTCTGGTTCAGGAGGTAGCTCAGGTACAACCGGTGCTGCTGGTAATAGCGGTCAATCTGCTACTTCTGGTACTTCCGGTTCTTCGGGTTCAAATGGTACAAGTGGTTTAGTAGGTTCCTCAGGTGCTTCTCGTACCTCAGGTACAAGCGGAACTAGTGGTTCTTCTGGTACCACAGGAGCAGCTGGTAATAGTGGTCAATCTGTTACCTCAGGTACTTCGGGTTCATCTGGTTCAAATGGTACTTCTGGTTTAGCTAGTAGTTCAGGTACCTCAGGAACAAGTGGTTCATCTGGCTCTTCAGGTTCATCTGGTAGTTCTGGCAGTTCTGGTACTTCAGGTCTAGCAGGCGCTAGTGGTGTTTCAAACACTTCAGGTACTAGTGGTACTTCAGGTTCAAACGGAACAGGTGGAGCAGCTGGTTCTTCAGGAGCATCTGCTACTTCAGGTACAAGCGGAACAAACGGTTCTTCTGGTACTACCGGAGCTGCTGGTAACTCAGGACAAAGTGCTACTTCTGGTACTTCAGGTTCAAGTGGTTCAAATGGTACCTCTGGTTTAGTAGGTTCTTCAGGAGCATCACGCACTTCAGGTACATCAGGAACTAGTGGTTCAAATGGTACAGCAGGTGCTAATGGTACATCGGGTGCTGCTGGTACCTCAGGTACAAGCGGAACAAATGGTTCAAGCGGAACAAATGGAGCTTCTGGTAATTCAAACACTTCAGGCACAAGCGGAACTAGCGGTTCTTCAGGTACTTCCGGTATTGCGGGTGCTTCTGGTTTATCAGCGGTAAGTGGTACCTCAGGTACTTCTGGTTCAGCTGGTACAAATGGTACAGGAGGAGCAGCAGGCACTTCAGGTACAAGTGGAACAAATGGCTCAAGTGGTACAAACGGTGTTGCAGGCACTTCCGGAGTATCTCAAACCTCTGGTACAAGCGGAACAAACGGTTCTTCTGGTACTACAGGAGCTGCTGGTAACAGTGGTCAATCAGCTACCTCTGGAACTAGTGGTTCTTCTGGTTCAAATGGTACAAGTGGTTTAGTAGGCTCTTCAGGTCAATCCTTTACTTCAGGTACTTCGGGTTCATCTGGTTCAAACGGTACTTCTGGTTTAATTGGATCTTCTGGCCAATCTTTTACTTCGGGCACTTCAGGAACAAGTGGTTCAAGTGGTACTGGTGGAGCTGCAGGCACTTCAGGAGCATCTCAAACCTCTGGTACAAGCGGAACAAACGGTTCATCAGGTACAAATGGTGTAGCAGGCAATAGTGGTCAATCAGCTACATCAGGTACTTCAGGTAGTTCTGGATCCAATGGTACCTCAGGTTTAGTAGGATCTTCGGGTGCTTCTCGTACTTCAGGTACTTCTGGTACAAATGGTTCAAACGGTACAACTGGCGCTGCTGGTGCCTCAGGAGGCTCTGGTACTTCAGGTACAAGTGGAACAAACGGTTCTTCAGGTACAAATGGAGCAGCAGGCGCGTCAGGTGCTTCTCAAACATCTGGTACTTCTGGAACTTCAGGTTCATCAGGTTCTTCAGGATCATCAGGTACTTCAGGTTTAGCAGGCGCTAGTGGTGTTTCAAATACTTCAGGTACTTCAGGTACTTCTGGTTCTAACGGTACTTCAGGAGCTGCTGGAGCTTCAGGTGGTTCAGGCACATCAGGCACTTCAGGCACAAATGGTTCAAGTGGCACAACTGGAGCAGCAGGCGCTTCAGGGGGTTCTGGTACATCTGGTACTTCTGGTACTAATGGTACCTCTGGTACAACAGGTGCAGATGGTCCTTCAAGACAAAGTGGTACAAGTGGCACTTCAGGAACTAATGGATCTGCAGGTACAAACGGAGCAGCAGGTGCTTCAGGAGCCTCTCAAACCTCTGGCACTTCAGGTACTAGTGGTTCTTCTGGTACTTCAGGTATTGCTGGTGCTGCAGGTTTCTCAGCAGTAAGTGCTACCTCTGGTACTTCAGGTACCTCAGGAACTAGTGGTACTACGGGTGATGCAGGTCCTTCAAGACAAAGTGGTACAAGTGGTACTTCAGGTACAGCAGGTTCATCAGGTACTACAGGAGCAGCAGGTAACTCAGGTAACTCAGGAACATCCGGTACTTCAGGTACAAACGGTACAAACGGTACCGCTGGAGCAGCAGGAGCTTCAGGCGCTTCTCAAACATCTGGCACTTCAGGTACTTCAGGTAGTTCTGGTACTTCTGGTTTAGCAGGTGCAAGTGGTGTTTCAAACACTTCAGGTACATCAGGTACTTCAGGTTCAAATGGAACAGGTGGTGCTGCTGGTGCTTCTGGGGCTTCCGCGGCTTCTGGTACTTCAGGAACTTCAGGTACAAATGGAACTGCGGGAACAGCAGGCGCAGGAGGAGCATCAGCAGTTTCAGGCACCTCAGGTACAAACGGTACAAATGGTACAGCTGGAGCAGCAGGTGCCTCAGGTAATTCACGCACTTCAGGTACAAGTGGAACCAGTGGTTCTTCAGGTACCTCTGGTATTGCGGGTGCATCTGGTTTATCTGCTGTAGCAGGTACTTCAGGTACCTCTGGTACAGGAGGTACTTCAGGTCTTTCATTTAATGGTACCTCAGGTATTAGTGGAGGTACATTCACTAATCAACCAGACTATTTAGTTAAGACTGTTTCTACTACTACTATTCAAAGTATATCTTTCCTATCAGTTTCAGGTACAGTTTTAAGAGTAACAGGTACAGTTCATACTAATGTTTTAAGAGTAGACGATACTACAACATTTGGTAATACCCAAGCTGCCGCAGGTGGAGGTGGAGTTGATCAAATTTATAGTAATGTTTCTGGTCAAGATGCTTTAGGTGTGCCTGATACGTGGTTAGAGGTAGATATAAACGGAAGTAAATACGCTATTCCAGCATACTTACCTTAAACTTGCTATTCCCTTATTTTTTTATTATATTTATTAACACAAACTGTTATTTAAATAATTTATGGCAAACAAGAAGTTAACCCGTAAAGAGATTGATTCTCTTAAAGAAATCCAACAAAAGAACAACGCTATCGTAGCTGAATTTGGTAATCTTAGAATTGCTAGATTGCAATTAGATGCTAGAGAAGCTGAATTAGTTAAGTTCTTTAACGATTTGAAAGAAGAAGAAACTACTCTAGGAAAAACCCTTTCAGACAAGTATGGCTCTGGTAGCATCAATATCGAATCTGGTGAGTTTATTCCCTCAGAAAACGCTGAAACAGCTACCTACGAATAATCTTATTTAAAGGGTTGTAATGAAAAAGCTACTATACGTAGCCCCTCACTTATCAACTGGGGGGCTACCTCAGTATCTTTGTAAAAAGATTGAGTTATTAAAAGATAGTTTTGATATCTACCTAGTTGAATGGGAAGATGTTACAGGAGGGGTTCTAGTAGTTACCCGCAACAAAATAGTTGAATTAGTAGATCCTAGTAAGTTTTTTACCTTAAAAGACAACAAACAGGAACTAATTAACATCATACACAAGATACAGCCAGATATAGTTCATTTAGAAGAAATCCCAGAATTCTTTATGGATAGTGGGATAGCTCAACAAATATACATTCAAGATAGAAAATATTCTATAGTTGAGACTTCTCACGATTCATCTTACAATACTACCCAGAAGCAATTCTTTCCAGATAAGTTTATGTTTGTATCTAATTGGCAGATACAACAGTATAAGGACATTGAAATTCCGCAAGTAGTAGTATATTACCCTATAGAATACGTGGAGCGTCCAAATCGCGATGAAGCGCTGTTAGAACTCGGTTTAGACCCGTCCAAAAAACATATATTGCATGTTGGGTTGTATACGTCTCGTAAAAATCAAAAAGAATTTTTTGAATATGCTAAAGCTTTACCTGAATATCAATTCCATAGTTTAGGTAATAGAGCAGATAATTTTAAGTGGTATTGGGAACCCTTAGCTAAAGATACTCCACCTAATTTAACATGGTGGAATGAACGTACAGATGTAGATAAATTCTATAAAGCTATGGATTTGTTTTTGTTTACCTCCAGAGGTACAAACAATGACAAAGAAACCATGCCTTTAGTTATTCGTGAAGCAGTTTCCTATCAGATCCCCATATTAATTTATAACCTCCCAGTTTATTTAAATTACTGGGATGATTTTAAAGGAGTAAGTTATTTAGAATTTGATAATTTTGAGAAAAACTGTCAATTGATACAATCTAAACTATCTGATAAGCCTACTATTGATTTAGAGGAAGAAGCATTTGTAGTATCTACTTACCCTAACCAATACTCTATAGAAAAAACTACTATAGAATGTATTAAGTCACTCAAACAAACAGGTAGAAAAATCATCTTAACTACCCACTATCCAGCCTCTAAAGAGCTACAGGATTTAGTTGATTATTACGTATACGATAAAAACAATATTTTAACTAAACATACCTTTTATGGGTACACTTGGTTTGATTATGGCTCGTGGAAGGTAGATTTAATGTTAAATGGAGAAGACAACGACATCTATCATGGCCCCTCAGTTTACACTAACTATTATAATGCTGCTTCTTTAGCTAAGGATTTAGGTATTAAAAAACTATACTATTTGAATTATGATTATATCTTAAAAGATTCAAGTTATATAGATTATGTTTCCTCTATCTTAGATAAAAAACAATCATATGTTGGAGTTAAACATGAAAAAGAAGGAGATACTGTTATAACCTACTTTTTAGGAACTTCCCCTAAATTTTATTTAGATAATTTCCCTTTAATTAAATCCTCTTCTGAATACGATCAGTTAATGAAAGATTGGGGAAGCGAATCAAATGGTTTAGAAAATCTAACTTACCACAGATTACAACAATCCAAAGAAAAGATACATTGGGAACAAGAAGATACTTTCCTATCTTTAATCAAAGAAAATTTTACCCATAAAGATTTTTCTAGAGTAGAATATTTTTCAGTAGTTGAAGTAAAAGATCACCCAGAACAGTTTGCTATATTTTTAAGTATAGCTAACTCAACTGATAATAGAAACATTTATATATCAGTGTTTGAAGATGATAATCTTTTATCTAATGATGCTTTAGAAATTACAAGTAAAGTATCTTGGTTTATTCAAGTATTCTACGATATTGAAAAAACGTATACTATCAAGTATAAATCATACGACAGACACAACGAAAATCTTATAGAAGAAAAACAAATAGTAGTTGATAGACATTATATTGAAAATCAACTTGCATTAAACGGTTATTTAACATTGTTATGAGAATCTGCCAAGTAAACCCAGGTTGTGGAATACCAATCCCTCCTCCTTCATGGGGTGCAATTGAAAAAATCGTATGGGAATTTACTACTAATTTACGTAAACTAGGTCATACTGTTGATATTAAGTGGGCTAATGAAGTACACTTAGGTGATTATGATTTAGTAATGGTGCACGTTGCTAATTTAGCATTAGAATTAGCTGATAGAGGAATACCTTATATTTTTCAGCACCATGATCACCATGCTTTCCATTATGGTAAAGATTCTGATGTTTATAAACAAAACAGACAAGCAATGGCACATTCAGTATTTTCACTAGTTCCTGCTCGTTATTTAGTAGAATACTTTGATTTATCTAATGTATATTATTTTTCACATGGTGTAGATACTAAAACGTTTTTTCCTAATCAATCACCTCCCCTAGCCCATAATTTATTAATGTTAGCTAATAATGGTTTAGGAGGTTATGGTTCACACGATAGAAAAGGATTTACATTAGGAGTTCAAGCTGCTATGGCTCGTAATTTACCTATTACAATTGTAGGTCCTAAAAATAATCAAAACTGGTTTGCAGATAATCCCTGGATATTTGGTTATCCTAAAATCTCTGTACTAGAAGAACCTTCAAATGATATATTAAGACAAATTTATACTTCACATACTATATTTCTCCACCCCTCAGAGTTGGAAGCAGGACATCCTAATCTTACCTTACTAGAAGCAGCAGCTTGTGGTTTGCCTATTGTAGGATGGATTGAAGAAGAAACAACATTTCATGGATTGTGGAGAGCACCTCGTGATTTAAAAGAAATACTTCGTGGATTGGATAATGTAATTGAACAATATAATCACTACAGAGAACGAGCATTACAGACTGCTCAAGAATTATCTTGGTTTAATCGTTCTAAAGAACTAGTAAAGTTGTATGAAAGACATTTTAATTAAAGAGTACAATAATATAGTCCCTTTGAAAAAAGCCTATAAACAACCATCTAATACTATAAATTATAATTTTATAGATGGTCCTTTTGTAGAGATTTTAGGACCTAACTCACAAGAATATATAGTTAGGTTTAAAGACCTTAAAAAGAATAAAGTAGTACACGAGACCGAGATTACAAATAATATGTGGACTCGAGCTAATCTAAAATATTGTATAGATTGGTATATCGAAATTATAGAAAAACACACAAACCAAACTATATTTACACATCAATTCAATCCAAAAGGAAAACGTGTTTATATTCATCTAGATTCATCTTCAATTGGTGATACGTTAGCGTGGTTCCCTTACGTAGAAGAATTTAGAAAAAAATGGAATTGTGAAGTTATAACATCTACTTTCCATAACGATTGGTTTGAATCCAAATACCCAGATTTAAAATTTGTTACCCCAGGTTCTGAAGTATCAGACATATACGCGATGTATTCCATTGGGTGGTTTTACAATGATCAATCAGTAAACAAAGATAGAATTCCTATTGATTTTAAGCGTTATCCTTTACAACAAACCGCTTCTGAAATACTTAATCTAAATCCTACTGAGGTAAAACCTCTAATAAAATATCCTGAAACAACCCCTTCAATTCAGGAAGATTATGTAGTTATAGCTCCTCACGCTTCAGCTCACGCTAAGTATTGGAACCATGAAGGTGGATGGCAGACTATAATTGATTATTTAAATAGTAAAGGATATAAAGTAGTAATGCTTACTCAAGAATCTGCTACAGATGATTGGCATAATTCTAAATTAGGTGGTCCTTTACACAGTATAATAGATAAAACTGGCGACTATTCACTACAAGAGCGAATGATAGATATAAAACACGCTAAAGCATTCATTGGAGTAGGTAGTGGTTTAAGTTGGGTATCTTGGGCTTTAAACACCCCTACAGTCATGATTTCAGGTTTTAGTTATCCTTATACTGAATTCCAGGACTGTGTGCGAATTTTCCCTAAAGATCCTAAGACTTGTACAGGATGTTTTAATAGGTATTGGTTGGACCCGGGTGATTGGGAATGGTGTCCTGAACATAAAAATACTCCTCGACAGTTTGAATGTACTAAAAACATCACCCCAGATCTTGTAATAAATTCTCTTAATAAGATCTTAGATATTTATTAAATATAAATAAGTTCTGCTTTTAGGGTTGCAATTATCAAGCTGACTTTTGAATAAGGGCTTGATATTTATAATAAAATATAACCAAGTATTAAAATGGCAGAAACTTTAATTTCACCAGGAGTATTAGCGAGAGAGAATGACCAATCTCAAATTACTCAACAACCAGTAACAGTTGGCGCAGCCATAATTGGTCCTACTGTAAAGGGACTACCAAATATTCCTACAATTGTTACTTCTTATTCAGATTACCAGAACAAATTTGGCTCTACTTTCCTTAGTGGTAGTGAAGTTTATACTTACTTTACTTCAATAGCTGCTTACAACTATTTTGCTAATGGTGGTGAAACAATGCTTGTAACTAGAGTAGTAACAGGTTCATTTGCTTCAGCAACTACTGCTACCGGCTCTGGATCTTCAATCATTGCTTACTCAGCATCTGCCGAAGCTTTAGTACTTGATACTATTACACAAGGTGCAATTATGAACAGCACTGGTTCTCAGGACATTAGTGGTTCATTAGCTTCTGGCTCAGCTGATAACGTAAGATGGCAAATTGTTAACTCTAACACCTCTTCAGGTACGTTTGATCTTTTAGTTAGACAAGGTAACGATAATACTAACGTTCCAATTGTACTAGAGACTTGGACTAACCTTTCAATGGATCCAACTGCTCCAAACTTTGTAGCTAGAGTAATTGGTGACCAAATCCAAAATGTTAGAAGCGATAGTGGTACTTTCTATGTAGAAGTAAGTGGTAGCTACAATAACAACTCTAGATATGTAAGAGTTAAGAGTGTTAACTTACCTACTCCAAACTACTTTGATAACAATGGTGTAGCTAAAGCACAATACACAGGATCAATTCCACAAAACGGAAGCGGTTCATTTGGTGCTGCTACCGGTACTTTATTCGTAGGAGGAGGAGCTGCTTTCTATAGCGCAACACCTTCAGTAGCTAACTCACAAGGTATTCCTTCTTCAAGCTATGCTACAGCAAGTGCTCTATTAGCTAACCAAGACGAATACAGATATAACATTCTATTAACTCCTGGTTTATACAACTCACTACAAGCAGGTCAAGTAACAACCCTCATCTCAAATACTCAAAACAGAGGTGACGCATTGTATGTAGTAGATCCTGCACCATACGGTTCTACAGTAGCAACTGCAGTAACACAAGCAGCTTCTAGAAATTCTTCATACGCTGCTATGTACTACCCATGGTGTCAAGTACTTGATCCTGATACAGGTGCTCAAGTGTGGGTTCCAGCCTCTACATTAATGGGAGGTGTGTTTGCTTACAACGATTCAGTAAGTGAACCATGGTTTGCACCAGCAGGTATTAACAGAGGTGGTTTAGGTCAGGTAATTAGAGCTGAACAAAAACTTACTCAATCTCAAAGAGATACTCTATACGGAGGTAAAGTAAACCCAATCGCTACATTCCCAGGAACTGGTGTTGTAGTATACGGTCAGAAAACTCTCCAAACACAAGCCTCAGCACTTGATAGAGTAAATGTACGTAGATTGTTAATCCAACTTAAGTCTTACATTTCTCAAGTAGCTCAGAACTTAGTATTCGAACAAAACACAGCTGCTACAAGAAACCAATTCTTAAGCCAAGTTAACCCATACTTAGAGAGTGTTCAACAACGTCAAGGTTTATACGCGTTTAAAGTGGTTATGGATGATTCAAATAACACCCCAGATGTAATTGATAGAAATCAATTAGTAGGTGCTATTTACGTCCAGCCAACTAGAACTGCTGAATTCATCTACCTAGACTTCAACATCTTACCAACCGGAGCTACTTTCCCAGCGTAAGATTTAAAAATTGAATATTTATAACAAATAAATAGATAGCAAAATGGCAGTATTAGACCCAAACGAAATATTTTTCACAGCGTTTGAACCAAAACAGGCGAACCGCTTTATCATGTATATGGATGGATTTCCATCTTATATAGTTAAAGGTGTAAGTGCTGTAACTTTATCTCAAGGAAGTGTAGCCTTAAACCACATTAACGTTCAACGTTTTGTAAAAGGCAAATCAACTTGGGGACCAATCACATTTACATTATTTGATCCTATCACACCTTCTGGTGCTCAGGCAGTAATGGAGTGGGTACGTTTACACCACGAATCTGTAACAGGTAGAGATGGTTATTCCGACTTCTACAAGAAAGATTTAACATTCAACGTATTAGGCCCTGTAGGTGACGTAGTTTCAGAATGGATTATCAAGGGTGCTTTGATCACTGAGTCAAACTTTGGTGAATACAGCTGGGATACTGAAAACACAGCCATTAGCCTTACAATGACAGTTCAACCAGACTACTGTATCTTGAACTTCTAATAAAAATTTACATAAATTTAAATTTGAGCTTGCTTTTTTGCAAGCTCTTTTTTATCTTGATATTTATAACTGTAATAGTTTTAATAAAAATATATGAGTAGTTTTACTTTACCAACAGAAACCGTTGAATTGCCCTCTAAAGGCTTACTATACCCTGAAGACAGTCCTTTATCTTCGGGTAAAATCGAAATGAAATACATGACTGCTAAGGAAGAAGATATCCTTACAAACAGCAGTTACATTGCTGACGGCACCGTATTAGATCGTTTGATGAAATCTTTAATTGTATCACCTATCAACTATAATGATTTGATTATTGGTGATAAAAATGCTATTATGATAGCTGCTCGTATTTTGGGATACGGTAAAGACTATACATTTAACTTTGGTGGTTCAGA